GTTTCCCAGTCACGATCCAGGGGTTGTAACTGCTTTCACAGCAGGTGGAACTGATACGCTTACTTTAACTGCAACAACTAAAGGTGGACTAGAAGGTGCTCAGATTCAATGTAGATCAGTTGATGGTTTACTTTGGCAGGTTAGTGCACAACTAATCGGTAATGGTGCATTCGCTAACCCTTGGAGTTAAGCAATAAATAATCTGGGCGCAGTGTAATGACTGCGCCCCTTAAAAGGAGAAAAAAATATGGCGTTGATTTTCACAACTGCTGGAACAACAACTTCAACAGTAACCTCAACAGGCGATGTTGCAACAGTTCCCGCTAGAATATTAACTATGTATGCCGTGTGTGCTGGCACAGCAGGTTCTATTGTTCTTAAAGATTCAAGTGCTGGATCGACATTAGCTACTATTGCTACACCTGCCTTAGCTACGGCTACTATAAATGTAGATTTTGGATCAGAAGGTTTAAATTTTACAACGAACCCCCATGCTACATTAACTAATGTAACCTCTGTGCTGTTTGTGTATGGCTGATAATTCATCAATATTAAAAAGAATAGGGGTAAGTGGTTTTAATAAACCTAAACGTACCCCTAATCACCCTACTAAGTCACATGTTGTAGTAACAAAAGTAGATGGTAAACCAAAAACAATTCGTTTTGGTCAGCAAGGAGTATCGGGTGCGGGAAAGAACCCTGTGACAAACAAGAACAAAGCAAGAGCGAAATCATTTAAAGCACGTCATGGAAAAAATATCGCTAAAGGAACAAGTTCTGCGGCGTATTGGGCTAATAAAACAAAATGGTAGATAAATTGTGCAGATTGAACTTTCACTTAAAAATGTAGTTATAGCTGTTGGATTAGTTTCTGCCGCCTGTGGAAATGTGTTCTACATAGGTAAGTTGTACAGTGATTTTGAATTATTTAAAGACGAAATAGCTGTGATTAAATCGGATCAAAATGTCTTAGAACTTAAACAGGACATAATGGAAATGAATTATCGCATTAAGTCCCTTCGTTTTGAAATGGACGGTACACATCAGGAAGATAGATAGAACAAAAATAATAGATGATGTTAGGCTATGGTCTAAACATTATTTAGAAGTTCCTAATTTACATTTAGGTGGTGTCCCTGCTTGTCCTTTTGCAAAAAAAACTTGGTACAATAAAAAGGCATGGGTGTCTGTTAAAACAAAAGGAAGTGTTTATAAAACAGAACTAAGTAATCATCTTAAAAATTTAAATTTTAATGTATCTGAAATTTTAATATTTTGTGATCCTTATTACAGCTATTTACCTAATGATTTACACGAAATTACAGAAGAATTTAACAAAATACATAATAAAAAAGATTTATATTTTATGAGTTTTCATCCTCAAAATCCAGCTACAGAAGAGGAACAGGAGTTTTTAGTAGCTCCAGAAGGAGAAATTCCTCAAGTAGAAAGTGATTTAAAATATTCTATGATGTTGGTACAAAAGTTCTCGCAATTAATGGAAGCTTCTGATAAATTGCACAGACAAGGTTATTATAAACAATGGCCTAATGGATATTATCGAGACGTCGTTATATCTAGAGCAGAAAAATATAACAAGATCATAGGAGGTCTATCATGATGGGTAAAAAGAAAACAGCTAAAATGAGAGGTGGCGGAAAACTACATTTACAAAACGGTGGAAACACTAGCCGTATGAATAAATTAGAAGAACTTGGAAGAGTAGACGCTGAAAAAGCATATACTTCAAAAGGTAAAAAAAATCTTAAAGATGAAAAGAAAAGGATTGTAGGATCATTAAAAAGACGTGGTGGTGGAGTCGCAAGACGAGGTATGGGAAAAGCTAAGTAGTTAAATGTCAAATTTAAATACAGGCACCCCATCTTATTCATCTACAGCAGGGTTTATACTAGATCTCGATTCTTTAATTGAAGAAGCTTTTGAACGTTGTGGTTTACAAGATCGTACTGGTTACGAATTAAAAACCTCAAGACGTTCTATTAATTTATTAATTGCTGAATGGGCTAATAGAGGATTAAATCTTTGGACTATTCAACGTCGTACAGCGGCTATTACTCAAGGCATGCAATCTATTGCAGGAGCTGCTTTATATTCAGTAGATTCAGCAGGTAACGCAACTACCAATGCTGAAGATAGTTCACAGATAATTGATATTGAAGATGCTGTTATGTCTAATACTAATGGAGATTTTTCTATGACTAGAATTGGAAGATCTACCTATTTAGATTACACTGTAAAAACAACGCAGGGAAGACCGTCTCAATTTTATTTTGAAAGAACTATTTTACCTACTTTATATATGTTTCCTGAAGCAGATGCGGCGTATACTTTAACATATTATGCTTCTTTACGAATGACTGACATAAATCAATATACAAAAAATGCTCAAATACCTTTTCGTTTTATGCCGTGTTTAGTTGCAGGGTTAGCTTATTACACTGCTATGAAATTTGCTCCCGATAGAATACAAATATTAAAATCAATATACGATGAAGAATTTTACCGAGCATCTGTTGAGGATGTTGAAAAAGCAAGTTATAGTATGGTTCCTCGTCAAAATTATATTGCATAGGAGATAAAATGGGTAAATACGCATCTGGTAAATTTGCACTTAGAATTTCTGACAGATCAGGAATGGCTTTTCCTTATAATGAAATGGTTCAAGAATGGACAGGATCGTGGGTACATGTGTCTGAATTTGAACCAAAACAACCACAATTAGATCCTAAAAATCACCCTAATGATTTTACAGCATTACAGCATGCTAGACCACAAATAGCTAATTCAACTGCTTTTGTTGGTGATAGTCCAGGTACATACAATGCTTCTGGAGAAACATGGACAAAAACCGATGATAGATGGGCCGGAGGTGGTTTTGGACAAGCTGTTAATAGCTTTCAAACATTAAACGAAGCTTTTACGGCTTATCATGCAAATGGAGTAGCTTATGTAGGAACTCGAAAAAGTATGATGCCTTTAAGTGTACAGCAACCTAATAAGAAAACACAATTGATATCTAGAACTGGAAATGTTACAGTAAGTATATCATGACAGATTATTCTGATTTAAATACTAATGTAAGAAATTATACCGAAACCGATACTAATATTTTATCCGATAGTATCATAGCTCCTTTTATTAAATCTATAGAAGATCAAATTATGCGTCAAGTAGATCTTAATTATTATAGGAAATATGACACAGCAACTTTAACAGTTGGAAATGCTTTTTTACCTTTGCCTAGTGATTGGCAAGCGACGAGATTTGTTCAAATTATAGACGATGTAGGAGGAACTGCTACTAATGATAGAACTTTCTTGCTTCAAAAAGATATTTCGTTTATGAATGAATACTGGCCTGATAGAACGGATCAAGGGACCCCTAAGTATTATGCTATGTGGGACCAAGATACGCACTATTTAGCGCCGACACCAAACGTCGCTCAAACACTTGAGCTCGCATACACGCACGAGCCCACTGGCTTATCTAGTAGTGTAACATCTACTTGGTTAAGTCAAAATGCTCCAAACGTGCTTTTATATGGTTGTATTTTACAAGCACTTGGATACTTGAAAGGTCCAGCGGATATGATACAATACTATGATAAAATGTTTAATCAATCGATACAAGGGCTCGCAACATATGAGATGGGGCGTGACCGTAGAGATGAATATCGAGACGGCGTTATTCGTATCCCTCTCGAATCAAGGAACCCATAGGAGATTATTATGGCTATTACTCAAGCTGTATGCAACAGTTTTAAAGTGGAGATCCTGAAAGGCCTACACAATTTTACGGCTACGACAGGGAACGCTTTTAAACTAGCATTATACGACTCAGAAGCAACATTATCAAAATCAACAACTGTATTTCAACAAACTGACGAAGTAGCTGCATCAGGCACTTACGCTGAAGGTGGCGGAGCATTAACATCTGTTACACCCGCTTTATCAGGTGATACGGCAGTATGTGATTTTTCACCCGACTTATCATTCACAAGTGCAACTATTTCAGCGCAAGCCGCTGTTATTTATAATAGTTCAACCGTAACAGGTCTGACTACAAATGCATCTGTGTGTGTATTAGATTTTGGTGGTGTAAAAACTTCAACTTCAGGAACGTTTACAATTACATTCCCTGCTGCTGAAGCAACTGCTGCAATTTTAAGAATCGCATAGGAATATAAATCATGGCCTCTGTCCAAGGATGGGGTCGAGAAACTTGGGGCAGTGGTGCGTGGAATCAATTCGCTCCTGTCGAAGCAACGGGTGTCGGCCTTACTTCATCAACTACTTCCCCAACTATTACGGGGTCTTGCAGCGTAACGCTTACAAGTGCTGGAGATACTACATCTTTCACAGGGACGGCTGTTGCTACTGGAGGCCAAACTTTAACGGCTCCAACTTTACCTGTACTTCAATCAAATACCAATGATGTTACGTCTGTTGTTGGATCAGCAACTGTAACCCCTACTGGTTTAGCAACTACTTCTGCTATAGGGGCGGCATCAACAGATACAGGAGCTCAGAGTGGTTGGAATAGAGCATTCAACGGTGACACGGGAGAAGTTATTGGCTGGGGAAATAATGAATGGGGAACATTAAATACTCCTTATGCTTTAACAGGCGTTGTAGCCACTTCAAACACAGGAACAATGGGTTTTGTAGGATCTGTTTCTATAACACCAACAGGACAACAAGCATCAACAGCAGTAGGTACAGTAGGTACATCTATATTTCTAACAGGCGTTCAAGCAACGAGTTCTATTGGTACTTTCTCTATTACAGCAGATGCAACTATAACAGTTGTAGCGGCTAGTGAACCTGAGTTAGATGCAAGTGTTGGAACTGTAGCTGTTGCAATTAGTCCTACTGTATTACCAGCAGGTCAAGCAATGACATCAAGTATCGGTGCAATAGGTTTTGTTGGTTCAGTAAATGTCACACCAACAGGGCAATCTTCCACATCAGCTATTGGAGCACCAACTATAACAGGAACAAGTACAGTTACATTAAGTGGTGAACAATTAGATGCTGCTACAGGTACTTTAGGTTTTGTTGGTTCAGTAAATATTACACCAACAGGGCAAGCAACAACATCGGCTGTAGGTCAAGCAACGCAAGTATCTTCTTACGCTTTAACAGGAGTTATAGCTACGAGTCTTTCTGGAAACCCTACTATATCAGCAAATGCTATCTTTACACCAACAGGAGTTTCTGCTACAATAAGCGTATCAACACCTTCGGTCATCGGCTGGAGCGAAGTTGATGACTCTAACTCAGCAATTAGTTGGTCGGAAGTGACCAAAGCTGCATAAAAGTTTTGACAAACTTTATAATAACTAATAAAACTAGTTCAGGAGATTAAATGTCGTCAACATATTCAACAAGTTTAAGGATAGAACTACAGACTACAGGAGAAAATTCTGGAACTTGGGGAACTATTACAAATAACAATTTTTCACAATCTTTAGAGTTTTCTATTGCAGGTTATGTCGCTGTAGCTTGCGGTAATAGCGCTGTTACTACTTTAACTAACACAGACGGTCCTCAGTCAGCAGCTAACAATCAAGCAAGAAATGCTTTTATTGATCTTACAGGAGCTCATTCTGCTATTCGAATAGCACAGTTTCCAGCAACGCAAAAAACTTATATAATTAGAAACGCAACAACAGATTCAGCATCAAGTGGTCCTTATGCCATGACGGCTCGTTTAGGAGCAACAGGAAATACAATTTCAATTCAAAATGGAGCTACAAGATTTGTAGCAACGGATGGAACAAATTGGTTTGACTTGTTTTCTACAATGGGAACAGTTGGAGCTACTAAAGGTTTATTAGCGGGCGGTGCTGTAGATTTAAATGGTCAAGAATTAATTTTAGACGAAGATGGAGATACAACACTTCATGCAAGCACAGATGATCAAATAGATGTAAAGCTAGCTAACATAGATGTAGCAAATTTAACAACAGCAAATAGTGGTGATTTAGTAATATCTACTGTGGTTTCGGATAAAGATTTCGTTGTTAAAGGAAATGATGGTGGTGGTGCAATAACGGCATTGACTTTAGATATGTCAGATGCAGGAAAAGCAACTTTTCTTGGTGCTGTTGATGCTGATGCAGGAGTTACAGTTGATAACATTACAATAGATGGAACAGAAATTGATTTATCCTCTGGTGATTTAACTTTAGATGTAGAAGGCGATCTTATTATAGATGCAAACGGTGGTGATATTCAATTTCAAGACGATGGTACTCACGTAGCTAATCTATCAAATTCTTCTTCGGATTTTGTTATTGAAACTAAAGTTTCAGATAAAGACTTTATTATTAAAGGAAATGATGGTGGTGGTGTTATAACAGCTTTAACAATTGATATGTCTGCGGCAGGTGCAGCAGTATTTAACAATGATGTAACTGCTTTCTCCGATAAAAGATTAAAAGATAATATTAAAACAATAGAAAATGGCTTAGATAAAGTAATGAAGATGAGAGGAGTTACTTTTACACGAGATGGTGTAGAAGGAACAGGAGTAATAGCCCAAGAGATTCAAGAAGTTTTACCTCAAGTTGTTCATGACAAACAAGAATATTTATCAGTTGCTTATGGTAATGTAGTAGGTGTATTAATAGAAGCTATCAAGGATTTACAAAAACAAATTGATGATATAAAGAAGAGTTAGAATATGACAATCCCTGGTCCTGGAACAGCAATTGCAATTAGCACAGTAGTTGGAGAATTTGGTGGTTGTGCCCCACATGCCCTTAGTGAATATTATAGATGTGGGCCTTTAGTTGGATCTAATAACACAGACGTACCTACTTCTGGAGCAATTGCTTTAGGAGATTTTTACTGCGCTTCTAATGCACAATTTACTACGGCTTCAGGTGGAAACTCAACCCCTACTTCTGGAAACTTTAAATCTCATGTATTTACTGGGCCTGGAACATTTACTGTTAACTCAGTAGGTAATGCCGCAGGATCTAGCACTGTTGATTATTTAGTAGTTGCAGGAGGTGCCGGTGGCGCTAGCGGAAGTCAGTTTGCCGGTGGCGGTGGCGGTGCAGGAGG